AATTGTTCCAGGGTGGATCAAAGAAGCAATGGCTGCAGATCTTACACTCGCAGCGCCTGGAGATAACACCATGAACGCATATGCTGAAATCGACGGTTATGTTGCAGCACGCAACGTTAACTTCTGCGCATCACTTGACCAGAACGTCTATGGCACTCAGTCAACTGGAGCTCTTCTTGAGTTCACAGATTCATTCACGTGGTACCTATTCCCAGAAGGTTCATTCTTGTTCCTTGATGGTGGTACACTTGATCTCGGTGTTATCCGTGACTCAACTCTCGTTGGTACAAACGACTACAAGATGTTCGTTGAAACCTTCGAAGGTGTCGCATTTGTCGGCGTTGAATCACTTAAGATCACATCAGCCATCTCTGTGAACGGTGTGGCAGCAGCCCTCCGCGACACATTAGGTGGCGTAGCAGCAGCAGTCATCGAATACTAAATCAATAGTTTAGTAATCTCGTTGAAGGGGCACTCAGAAATGGGTGCCCCCGATACGAATACCAAATACAACAATCTTTAGGTTAGGAGTAGACAACATGGCATTCAGTGGAATCCATCCGGCTCCAGCAATTGAGCCTACGGAATTTGGCCTATTCTCATATGCCAAGCCTGAGAAGAGTGTAGCGTCTGAGGGAGAAAACTGGGTTCGCGGTTTTTCTAAAGAATATCAAACTGAACCAAACTACGTAAGAAATCTAGATGAAACAGACTCTGTTTCTTACTTGGTATCATCAAATCCAAACTCTCTTCTTTTCCGTGAAATCAAACCTTTCTATGTTGAAGTTGAAGATCAGCGCTCAACATTTAGCCTCGTTGGTGAGGACCGCTTTAAGCGTGTTCTAGCCCAACTTGAAGGCGTAACACAAAAGGCAGTTGAATACGAATTATGGAACGGCGATATTGCCCAAGGGCAAGGTCTTCCAAATCTTTACCTTTCAAAGTCATCGGTAACAACTATTGCTGCAGGAGCTAAGTTTAGCCCTGTCCGTGCGATGTCACTACTCGAGCATTACTCTGGAGAAATGTCTCCTGCAGGAGAGCATGGAGTTATTCACTTAACACGTGATGCATACTTCCTCATTGCAACAAACTCAGGAGTGTTCCTGCGTGATGTCGGTAAAGAGCACATCCAAACATCTACAGGCACGCCGGTAGTTATTGGGTCTGGCTACTCAGGAGATGGCCCGCACGTTGAAATTTCTACCATTGCAGTATCAGGTGGTAACACCGCTACTATTACTACAGCAACACCTCACTACCTAATAGTAGGAGAAACAGTTAAAATTCAGACAGTAGCAGGTGGAACGGCGTTTGACGGATCATTCGTCATTGGCCTAGGCGGAGTATCTAGCACAACGCAGTTTACTCTAGCAATCACTACTTCAAACCAGTCTGCAACCGCCACTCCTGGAACAGTCCAGATGCAAGGCGATGACAACACCAAATGGATTTACGCTACTGGCGCTGTGCACACTCACGTGGGCAAGGCCGAGATCGTAAACGATTCGTTAGCCCAAGGCTACGACGTAGCAGGAAATAAGAATGACATGAAAATCAAAGCCTACCGCCCAGCGGCAGCGTACTTTGATCCTTCAATTCATCTCGCAGTCAAAGTCGATCTAACGGCATAGAATAGTTCTATACCGCTAGTCCTATAAGGAGAAGAAACACATGGCAACTCAAGATTACGCCGCAAGTATTCAAGGCGTGTCCATTCGGGTTACTCGCCTCGATTCGGCCGGTAATCTTTTGAACACGCCTGGAGATAGCTACACTACTTCAGCATTCTTGCGTATTTCATTTACGCCAGAATATGAAGAAGGAGACGAAATCACAGAAAAGGCTGCCGATGGCACAGTCTGTGTAGTTTACAAGTCTCCAGATACGCTAAAGCGTATCACGATGGAACTCGCAATCTGCGAGCCAGATCCAGAATTAACACAGCTTTTATCAGGCGGTTTGTTGCTTCGCAAGAACCTAGGTTCATTTGCAGCTCCAGATCGTAAGTCAATCGGTTGGTCTTCACCAGCAGTTGGTGATGATCCTGCAGCAGCAGGCGTTGCAATCGAGTGCTGGTCACACGCAATCAAAGCAGGAAAGAAGAGCCCAACTCTTCCTTACTTCCACTGGGTATTCCCTTACGCAAAGCTTCGCCAATCAGGTGACCGCGTAATTGAAAACGGTATGCTTGCAAACACTTTTGAAGGTTACGGCCTTGGAAATGATCTATTCCAGACAGGTCCAGATGAGCGTTGGGAATTCCCAGTTGCAACTGAGCGCCCGTATTCATACGCACGCGCAACATGGGCTCCAACAGGACGTAACGGCTTTTTCACATGGCACGGAGATCTTACAGCCTCTGTGACAAACAAGGCAGTTACTTCTAACGTTGTAACTCTTACAACAGGAGCTGCACACGGATTTGTAGCTGGAGATTCAGTCGTCGTTGACGGTGTTACCGATCTAAACGGTACATACACAGTTACAGCAGCCCCAAGCACAACAACATTCCGCTACGCTAAGACAACAGGCGATATTTCATCTACTGCAGTCTCGCCAGTAGGATCAGCAATCGTTGGTGCAAACGGTCGTCAAGTTACAGACTTCCTATCACAGGGATCAACGTCTGAGTACAACGTACCTGGTAACACAGCGTTCAACTACGATAATCCGATCGACTTCATCATTGCATCGGTGGACGACGCTACAGCTTAATCTAGTTAAACTGGGCGGCGTACCAATGTGTAACACTTATTACACAGGTATGCCGCCCGTTTTACTAATACGACAAGAGGGACGGATATGAGCAATCTTTGGGTAACACCAGAAGAGTTAGGCCAATACGCCAACTCTGAATATGCCTATGAGGCGTGCAAGTCTGCGTCAGGGCTTCTCTGGGCAATGTCTGGACGCAAGTACTCTGGTGTTACAACAGTAACAGAGCGCTATGTGTGCGCCAACCGATATTTTCGTCTTGGGCCATCTAGACATACGTACACGGCTGCGCTCCTTAATGGAGATGTTTACAACATTCCATCAGATGAATTTGATACATTTAATGATCGTGTAATGGATGGTCTTTCTCCAGAGTCACGTATTCGCCTACGCGGTCGTCCTGTAACTAAAATTCATGAAATTCGCACGAGAGACGGTAAGGTTGTCGACCCATCGTCGTATTACCTCGTTGATCATTCTACGATCCAAGCAGGCATGGGTGTCCCGTGGACGCCATGTAACTTAGAGGTTACATACTCATATGGAACCTATGCTCCTACTATGGGCAAGATGGCAGCTCGCACCTTAGCGATTGAATTTTGTAAGCTTTGGAATAATGACGATGACTGTGCTCTCCCACAGCGTGTAACATCTATTTCACGTCAGGGAGTCTCGTACACCCTGCTTGACAACCAGGACTTTATCGCAGAGATGCGCACAGGAATCTATGCGGTTGACCTATTTCTTAAGTCTACAAACCCAGACGGTGCACGCACTAAGTCTCGTGTATTTTCTCCAGACGTTCCACGTGGACGTCGCTCAAGTCCAAAGGGTTACAAGTATGGAACAAGTCTTTTAGATATAGACGTTGCTCCTCGTGCAGGAGGAAGTATTACTGTTCCACTTGAGTATATTGGTGGAGAGTTTCTTCTTGAAGGCGCAGGCTGGATTCCTAGTGTGACTATTCGCAACTGGAGTGGAGGCAAGTCAAATGATCTTGATCAAGGCGCTGTTTCAATAGACGGTGAGGCATATGACGTTACATTCAATGTATCATATGAAAGCGCTCGAAATACCTTAGGAATGGTTGATCCTGGAACGTGGGATCTCTACGCATCACGCCCAAGTGTAGAAACACCTGGAGTTCTTGAGACAGTTCTTGTCTGCTCTGGAAACATACAAATTCAATTAGCAAGTGGTAGTATAAACGCATTCACAATCGGTGGATAAAAACTAACTAAGGAGAAAAAGATGTCTGATGTATTTATCATGACTAACTTTACACCTGCAGACATGCCTGGTGCAAAGAAGGCAGCACCTGCACCTAAGGTCGAAGAAGCTAAGCTAGAAGAGACTGTAGTTACACCTAAGGTTGAATCAGCTGGAGACTCTGAGTAATCTGCAATGGCAAACCTATATGACGTAAGCGACGTTCATGATGACGCATTTAATCTTGCGTACATGATGGATAAAATTCTTGAAAAAGTTGTCGCTGTATTCACATCCTACAACGTTCCTCTACCTGACCGTCAATACTGGACTATGGGAACACCTATCGTAGACTGTGAACAGGTCGTAATTAGTTTTATCCAGATGTACCTTGGCCCTCCTGGAGATCAAGCATCTACGCCACAGCGCTGTAACGTTCCACGCACAGCAGTTGTAAGTGTGCAGATCGCAAGAGCAATTCCCACTGTAGGGCAAAATGGTCGCCCTCCTTCAGCCGAAAAGATCAATGAAGGCAGTCGTATTGCGGCAGTTGATGCATACGTTCTTATGGAGTCAATGCAGGTATTTGATGTATGGAATAATGATGACGGAGGCTACGGCTTAGGCGTTATTGCCACAGTAGACGGGCCAAGTGCAGAGGGTGGTTTTCAAACTATCTCAATGCAGCTAACATTGGCGATTCCATAATGGCAGATGTAACAGTTAAATTTTTTCCAACGATGAAGTACATGCTTCAAGGCCCTAATGGACTTGTTGATCGTGACATGCGTCGTCGTGCACTTATCGTTCAAAGTGCCGCTCAAGCACGCGCAGGTGTTAGAACCGGCGCTCTCAAGAAGTCAATTCATACAAGAAGAAATACTCGCAGTGGCGGAGGATTTCAGTATGAAGTTGGCTCAGAAAAAAACTACGCCCTAGTACATCACGAAGGCGCAGCGCCACACTTAATAGTAGCCAACAGAGCTCAGTCTCTTAGGTTCACTGCAGGAGGAAGAGTAGTCTATACGCGTCAGGTGTCTCATCCAGGTTTTCGTGCAAATCGTTACCTGAAAGACAGCCTGAGACTCGCTCTTATTTGATAAAATAAACTAGAGACAACCGTCTCAAGACATATGAGGAAAGAGAAAAATGACTACTAGATTCAAGGACTTTGGAAGTGGAAACGACGCGATTGCAGCGCCGTTATCATTCAAACTTCACGACGAAGAATTCGCATGCAAGCCAAAGATGCAGGGTAAGCTTATGCTTAATCTTGTGTCAGATGCTGGATCAGAAGATCCTGCAAAGGCCGCTGAGCTAATCAATCGCTTCTTTAAGCAGGTCTTGCTTGAGGAAAGTTTTGTACGCTTTGAGACTCTCTTAGAGCACCCAGAAAAGATCGTGTCAGTCGACACACTTGCAGAAATCACCGGTTGGCTTGTTGAGGAGTACTCAGGACGCCCGGAAGCGCAGCCAGAGCTCTCCTAGACTGGGGAATTGACCTCTGGCCTTATGTGAATGGAAAAGCTCTAGTGAATGGACTGCAACTTGCAAGCATGGACTCAAGTGACATGTTAGACGTTCTTCACTACTTCTTTGAAGAAGACATCAGCTACGCCTCTAACGAACAGGCAGAGGCTCGTGACAAGTCGAGAACTGAGATATATGAAAGCATGTATCTCAGATCTTACAAGTACTCTTCTAGTAATAGAGGTAACTATAGCGCCTCTAGTATGAGAGATTTTGATGAGCCTGAACAAGTAGACGAGATTCAACCATTCAACCCAGCACAAAAGCCAAAAGGATACACTGCGCCAACAAAGCTAGATGAAAATTCATCAAAGCCTTTTGGCACTGTGCTTGACGCTCCGCTGGGGTAACCAACAGTTAAAAATTAGAAACAGAAAGGAGGTAAAGCGGTGGCTGTAGTCGGCGAGGCATTTATAGTTATTCGTCCCGTAACTGCGGGATTTGAAGGAGCTGTATCACGAGATCTAAACAAGCTAAGTGGCGCTGCAAGAAGAGCGGGATCAAAGTCTGGAAAAGAATTTGGTAGCTCATTTTCAAGGGCGTTTTCTAGTGGCGGAAAAAGTTTGTTTAGCCCTCAGTTCTCAAAGAGCGCGCTGCAGGCAAGTGATGCTTTTTCCGGTTTACAAAGGCAAGCTATAACTGTTGGATCAGCTCTTAGCATATTAGCAAGTACAGCAGGATCTCTTGTAGCTGGGCTAGTGTCTATTGGCGCATCTGCTGCTGCCGCTATACCTTCTGTTATCGCCCTAGCATCTTCCTTTACCTCTGTTGCAATTGGAGCTGTTGTAGCCAAGCTTGCATTAGGCGGAGTTGGAAAGGCTCTAGCGGCGCGAAGTAAGCAGCAAAAAAAGGCTGCAAAAGATACAACGAACGAGCAAAGAAGAGTAGACGACGCGTACAAAGCTCTAAGTCGCGTCATAGAGCGAAACTCAGAAGCAGCTGAGAAATTCGAAGAAAGTATGCTGAAGGCAACAAGGAATGTTGCTGACGCACAAGAAGACCTTAATAAAGCAATAGAAAAAGGAAATGAAGAACTTCAGCAACTTGGCTTTGACGCAGAGGACGCGGCACTTGCTGAAAAGAAAGCTGCACTTGAACTTGAGAAGGCGCGTGAAACTTTACAGCGCGTTCAAGATCTTCCACCTAATTCTAAGGCTCGTAAAGAAGCAGAGCTTGGCTATGCGGAGGCAGAGCTAGGGTACCGTAAGGCAAAAGACCGAAACTCAGATCTTGCAATAGAACAAGATCGTCTTGCAAAGACAGGCGTTAAAGGCACTGACACTGTAATTGCAGCTCAAGAAAAATTAGACGCGGTCAATGAAGCGTCTATGCAACTTCAAAAAGACAGAGTTAAAGAAGTTATAGAGGGGGCACGCGCACAAGTAGATGCAGAGGAAGATATAAAGCGCGCTAATGACGCTCTCAGGAAGGCAAAAAAAGCAGACAGTGGGACTGATCCACTTGCTGAATTAAACGAATCTCAGAAAGACTTTGTTAGACTTCTTGAATCTCTAAAGCCAA